GTCGTAGCGATAGAGCCGCCGTCTAGGGCGTTCTTGCTTCGACCGATTGAGGTTGATCCAGCAGTGTTAACTGCCGAGACGTTGTTTCCAAGGCCGGTTTGAGCAATCGCCTCATCACCCTGCATACGGAACAACAGCTTAGGATCATCGACAACATAAGCAACAATATCATCCGCTGCGGTAGAGGCAGGGAACTGTTGGTTAAATGTCTTTTGGTTTGTTGATGGATCTGTGTAAGCGCAGCCTACAAAGATGCCAACAGTGCCAGCAACAACAGACGTTGTTACAGCGGCTTTTTCGACAGTGCCAGTAGCAACCAGCTTCACGAAATCACCGTAGAAAATAGCGGTTGCGTAACCACTTGCAATCTTGATGTGACGAACTTTTCCTGTAAAAGAGCCGCTCGAACTCAAGGTATCAACTGGTTCAGCACCCATTGGGGTAGCAGCAGTAGCCATAGTGGCCTCCTAGTTAATAATAGCTAACCCATGCTAAGGGTTAGTTTCTTCCAAAAGTAGTCCTAGTGCTACGCTCTGGATTTAGCATAGGCATTCTAGGGTCACTCTCTTTTAGATAGTTGTTATCAACCGATGACATCTGATTCTCTGCCACGCTTTGGTAGTGTTGCGTTCTAGCAGCCATTGTT